GGGCCTAAGAAATAGATACATAAGGATATATATTTAATTGATACCCCTTAATACAAATACAAAAATAATTAAATTAAAAGAAAGAGGTAATTAAAATATGACAAACAATTTACAAATTTTTAATAGTGAGGAATTCGGTCAAATCAGAACAGTAGATATTAAAGGTAAAATATTCTTTGTAGCAAAAGATGTTGCTACTGCACTAGGTTATAAAAATACAATTGATGCAATTTCTAAACATTGTAGGTGGGTAGCAAAACACGATGTACCTCATCCTCAAAGCAAAATTAAGACAATTGAAGTAAATATCATTCCTGAAGGAGATATTTATAGACTTATAGCAAGTAGTGAATTACCTTCTGCTGAACAATTTGAATCATGGATATTTGACGAAGTATTACCAACTATTCGTAAGACAGGAGGATATATCGCTAACCCAGAAACAATAATTAATACATATTTCAATACTTTAGATGATAACCATAAAGGACTAATGTTAGGATTTCTACAAAATGCAGAAATAAATCAAAAGATTATAATGGAACAAAATGAATTAATTAAAGAACATGAACAAGATATTGACCACAAATCCAATGTCATTAAAGGTCTTGTCGAAGACATACCTCTTGCCTCTAAAAGACAAATCCTTAATCGAGTTGTAATGAAATGCAGTAATTTTAATGATAGGTGGAAAGAATTATATGATGTTTTTCAATTAAAGTATCATGTGAAAATTAATGCTAGAATGGATTCATACAATAAAACACATAAGTCTAAATTGAGAAGCAAATTAGAATACATTGAAGAAATTGGCATGATAGATGAATTGTATGAAATTGCTGTAAAACTATATGAAAATGAGGTAAATGTTTTAGTGGAGGAAATGTATAGATTACATGAGATTGTTTAGGATGTAAATAAGAAATAATATTGTTTAATTGAAATTGATTTAAAGAGACTCTAACCCCTTAGAGTCTCTTTTCTTTAGTGCTTTTATTAATTTAATCATCTCTAAAACCCTAAAATCAATCCGACCCATACAATCATATCAACAATAAATTCTGACTCAATACAAGCGATTGTAGTGCGTGTGATTGGATTGTGGATTTGATTGAGATGGGATTTTTGTTGCGGGATTTTAATCCCATTTCATCTTTTTTATTTAATTTCTACATCTAATTTTTGTTGCTTCTCTAATTCTTTATCTTGAATTTCTTTTAATTTCTTCGCTTTTAACTCATTTAATTTTTCTCTTATTTCAGTCTTTGATTTAGGTCGAATATAGATCAAAGTTGTATCTGTCGATTTGTGGCCAGCAATTTCTTTTGCCATCTCAATGTCACCAGTTAATAACATTACATTATTAATTGAAGTTTTTCTGAAACAATGAAAATGGAAATCTTCAACTCCAATTAATTTTCCAATCTTTTTAGCCCTATCCTGTAAAGTACCATAGGTCATTGGATGAAATTCTCCATTAAATCTAGTCATAAATAAAGAATCTACTTCAAGATTATCCATTTCTTTTCTCATCTCTAACCATTGTTCTATGTATCCCTTGCATCTCGTATCAAATACAACTTCTGCTCTACGACCACGTTTCTCTCTTATATCTGTAAACATCATTAAATCTAAATCCATAGCAGAGAGAGTAAGTTTAGATATAGCACCAACTCGATTAGCACTATCAATTGCAAGATGAAATATAATCCTATCTTGAATATCATATTTTGGATCGGTATCCAATTCCCTACTTATTGTTTCGATCTGCTCTTCGGTAAGAAAATAATCTTTAGTTATACGTTCATCATTAGCACCCTTCATACGCTCAATTTTATCTTTAAAAGGATGATAATCGACGGTTTTTCTTTTGACACTCCAACCATAGAAAGAAGATACTGCTGACACCTTTGTATTTATTATCTTTTTATTATTCTTCAAAGTATCTTGACAAAATGCCATAAATCCTTCCATTATTTCAATTGCGTTTTTAAAAAAATCTTCATCATATAAATTAACATTGTCCCATTCTTCTGCTAGATAAACTAAAAATTGTTGCATATAATTTTGATATGCCTTATAAGTAGTTTCTTCTACTTCTTTATTTTTCAAGATACTAGATTTTAGATATTTTGTATATAACTTTAAATTATCTGGATTTATCAAAACTACTTTATCTGGTGTAAAATATTTAACCCGTGTCATTTTAGCCATTAATTCACTTCCTTATTTTGTTTTATTTCCTTAATTCCACTACAAACAAAATCTACAACATCCTCAGTAATCCTACCTTCTTTAGCAGATTTAATAATAGAACAATTGCCTTTTTTATGTCTCTTACACTTGATACAATTATTATTTATGAAACTATCCAACTGTTCTTGATTATCAAAAATACCAATATAATCTGCATAATAAATTGTTAATTCTAGTCGGGGGTTTTTAGGATCATAGAAAATGCGACTTGCTTTTTCTAATGTTGTATTATCATCAACCCATACGACACCAGATTCAGTAATAGAATCTAGTAATAATTTCCAAGTATTATTTGCATCCATATCTATTCTTGGAAAATAAAACACGCTCTCAACTATTGTGTTCTTAAATTTATTTAATTTAGTTTCAAATCCTTGAATTTTTACCTGCTCTTTTATGTATTTTATAAATTCTTTTTTATACTTCTTTGCTTCAGATGTTTCATACATTGTAATTTGAGCCTTACCATTGATTACAAAACCTCTTGGTTTCAAATAGTGGTTTACGCTGACAGGTACAGAGGATATAAGTTTTAATACATTTGTCAATATATTTTCACTCCAATATCAAACAAAGACATCACACTAAAGCAATGCCTTTGTTATTATTTTATTTATTTTACAATTTATTTATATCTCTTCAAACAAATCTATCTCAATTTCTTAAACTCATTACTATCTATGGCAAATCTTTTTGCTTTCTTTAACTCCTTAATAGATTTTTCTGCCCTAACTGGTTCGACTTGATTAGGATACTCTTTAACTAAATCTCTATAAATTTCTCTCCAAGTATATCCTTTCTTACACATCCAATGTATCTCATCTTCTATTTCTCTAATGATAGATAAGTCTTGAGTTGATAGAAAATCTCTAAGGTTGTCTTGTTGCTTTAAATCTAAATATTCTTTTATTTCTTTTGCGTACATATTATAAAGAAGGTCATATGTAAGATTCGTAATTTTGGCATATGATTTTCGATTATTCGGTAATTCGCCATTTTGTATAAATGTTGATATTGAAGATGTTTCTCTATTTCGTCTAATAGTCCCATCTTTTCTAACAACTAATTGTTCTAACTCTTCTTGAGTGAGATAAATTACTGATTCTTTTGATTCTCTCAAAGAAAAATAATCTCTAATTACTATCTTATATTGTTTTCTTGCTAATTCACTATCAAGCAATTTTAATAAAAGGGAATATCCTTGTTGAGATAAAAGATAAATATTTTTAGAATTAGCTATTGATTGCTTGTTAAAACCCAATTCTAAAAGTGAGTGAGTTCCATTCACCGACTTTTTTAAGTCAATAAAATCAACTCCTTCTTCAAAATAATTATCAGATATATGATTATTTATATCTCTATTTACTTCTTTTAGCCCCATACCATGTAACTCCGCAACTGTTTTTGCTAACATAACTTTATGATCCTTACCAAATCCACCATAAATATTTGGAACATCAATACCACATACTTTTGTTTTGCCTTTAATTACTAACTCATTGCTTTTATTATTATCCATCATTTAAATTCCTTCTTTCATAATTATTATTAATCACTTATAAAATATTATTTCTTTCTTGGCCTTACACACCACTCACAATATGCATCATAACTTTCCTTTCGACTGAACTTATACCATACTTTCTTTGTCTCGGGATGTACACCAGTGGCCTTGATTACAACACCTTTATAAGCGTAGAAATTGGCTTGAAGTGGGTTGTAAACGTAAATAAATCCATCTGACTCTTTTTCTGTCATTTTAATATCACTTCCTTTCATTTTAAATTTGTGTATTTTGTAAACACAAAAAGAGACACCTTTTTCAGATGCCCTAATTTCTATTCACAAAATATTTAATTATTTATCGCAAAGCAATCCCTTTCCTACTTTATGTAACACTACCATCCTAACTACATAATCTTTATATTTCTGACACTCCCTAACATCTTTACAATTCTTTTCACAATATTCACTTGATATTAATTTATTATGTTTTACTTGAGATTCTTGATTAGTATCATTCTTATTTTTGTTCTTAGAAGGACTCGCCATTTATAACACCTACTTTATAATTACTTGAAGTCTAGCACTTCCTTTAGATTATTTTTGATTCGTTAGATTTATTTAACCAATACAAATTCAAACGAATGTTTTATTGAGTTATTTCAATTGTTTCACTTCAACTCGAAACGACTCATATTGTAATTCTGGTGAACCAGTATGAGATACACATTTAAAATTTAAAGTAATATCAGTTGTTGGTGTATAGAATCCACCTGCGACGGGTTGTGAACCTGCATTACCTCCAAATGTTGTCGTATATGATATACCATGTGATAATGATGAATTTGGAATTTCAGCCCCACCACTTGCGTTAACGAAAGCAAACCTTGCGCCAGCAGGGGCAGATGCAACAATCTGTACGAAACCACGTAATTCGTAGGTTCTTCCTACTTTTAGAGGAATGCCTGGAGGTGTTATTGTGCCCATATTAAAACTATCTCCCACAACAAAATTAATTATTGTACCAGTTGTTACAGAACTATTCACCGTTTTATATCCTGACATATAACTTAATCCACTTGTCTGTTGCCACGAACCAGAATTATAAATGTATTTACCGCTACTTCCACTATCGGTCTGAAAAACTTCCATTCCCTCATACGGAGTCAGAGCAAGTCTTTGTTCCTTGGTCATAGGGGGTACACTAAAACCACCAGTAGTA